TGCTGGAAAATCTAATCAAGAAGATTTTTCACCCAGCGACAGTATAGAATTGCCCATAGGAGTGATGAAGGACGGAGCTAATTACAGGCGTTTTATACTTGACGAGATGGGCGGTGTTGATGATCACTTAGTGGCCAAGAAATCGGAGAACAACGGTGCAAAGGCTATGTCGTTAGTGATTTGCAGGAGTGTTCAGGAGGTAGAAGGACTACTTGCCAGAAAACAAAATCCTGATGTTATGTTTGATCGTGAACTAGCCAGAAGCATGACACAACCTGATAGGGACTTTTTGGTCACCAGGATTTTCATGCTGTCTGGCAGGAACGATACCTATATGACAGGAGAATGTCCTAGGTGCGGAAGAGTGACAGAGAAGCCTGTTAGGTTGTCGGACTTAGAAGTGGTTAGATGGAGTGACGACAAGCCTAGAGAATTACCGTTTGAATTGGTGAGGGGAGTTGAGACTAGAGAAAAAGGAAAGTCTATATTTTACAAAAAAGGCATCCTTAGATTTCCTACGGGTAAAGAGCAAGAGTTGACTGGTAAGATGGACAACCCTGCTGAGATTTTTGATTCTCTTTTTACGGCTTGCGCTAGATTTGAAGGACTGGACTCCCTTGACACATCTATGGTTATGAGGATGAAGCGGATTGATCGTGACCTTATTACTGATTTGTTGAAATACGAACTTCCAGGAATACGACAATGGGAAGACTTCGATTGTTCGTGTGGATGTAACTTTGAAATCCATCTGGACTTGGCTTCTTTTTTCGTTGGACGGAGGAGGAGAAAGAAAGAATAATGGAAGGACTTTGGGGACATGTGCATCACTTAGCTACCCGATATGGATGGACAGAATCTGAAATCCTCCGTCTTCCAACAGAGCGCCGAAATTATTACGTTGATAAAATCAACGATGATATTCGAAGAGAAAACAAGGGGAAATAAATGGCTAGTGCTGCTGGTGGTCAAATGTTCCTTGGGATTCGACTTCAGATGGATGCTTCTGGTGTTGTAACAGGAGCATCCGTATCAGAACAATCACTTCGAAAAGTAGAGAACGCAGCTACCAGGACCCAGACAAATGTGTCAAAAGCGGCCGTGGATATGGGCAACGCAATGAAATCCTCTATGGGTCTTGGTGTTGCTGGAGCTGCTGCTATTGGTATCAGTTCGAAAATAGAATCCGGTTTCGTTAGACCGATGATTGATCAAGCGAAGAGCTTTCAATTTGAAATGTCTCAACTAGGTTTTGTCACCAAGGCAACACAGAAGGATCTGCAATCCCTTGAACAAGTAGCTATTCGAACAGGTTTGTTGACTCAGTTCTCACCACAAGAAGCGGCAAAGGCCATACGTTTATTGAAAGCCGCTGGTCTAGAGACCAAAGACGCGTTGAATGCTTTGCAGCCAGCGCTTGACGTTGCTACCGGATCTGGTGGTGCGCTGGGATTGGCTGAAGCCGCCACTAGTGCCGCTGTGGCTTTTTTAAAGTTCAAGCATACAGGCGAGACATCTACACAGATGATGGACACCTTTGCCAATGCTACAAGGGAATCCAATTTACAATTTCACGATCTCCCTATTGCGTTAAATTCTATGCGTTCAGCTCCTCAGCTTTTGAAGATGAGTTCCACTGAAGTTTGGACTTTAGTTGGTGCGTTAAGAAACGCTGGAATGACTGCGGCCGAATCGGGTCAATCGTTAAGTGGCTTTGCTAGAAATCTTGTCTCTAATGAGAACGTATTGAATAGGTATTTGATACGGCAAAAGATGACTATGGAGCAATTTGATAAACTCGATGCTTCTCAACTTACTAAAGGTCGCGGACTTATGCGGGTTCGTGCCTTGAAAGAGTTGGGGGTTTCGATGTTTGATCTAGCTGGAAAGGTTCGTCCAGCAAGAGACATCGTAACGGATTTAGTCACTCGATTGGAGGGGTTGAGCGGAGAGAGCGAAAGAAAATATTTAATGACGGTGTCTGCTGCTTTTAGTGACCAAGCTAAGAACATGTTGATTATGCTCAAGAGCCTTGAGAAGGGGACGAAAAAAGGAGCCGAGGCTTTCCAAGACATGTTTAAAGCTATCGGCGCTAATGCTGGAGCAGGAAGAGAAGCAGCAGCTGCTTTTGAAAACACTCAAGCAGGGTTAGAGCAATTCATAAAAGGCACAGAGGAGACTATAGCTATTATAATGGGCAAGACTTTATTACCCATTATGAAGAGTTTCCATGTAGTTCTTAGAAACATACTCAACGCGTTTTTAGAATTTGTAAACGCTAATCCTACCCTGGCCAAGGCGTTGAGCATTGTGATTGTCGGATTGATGTTTTTGACTAAGATTGCCGGGGTGTTGCTTTTAGGTTTGGCCGGGATGTTCTTTTGGAGCGCTGTCATTGGCCCTGCGTTGACGGCTGCGGGTGGATTCGCAGGCATAGCGGCCGCTGGATTTGGGATGTTACAAGCTGCTATATGGCCCGTATTGATTGCGATGGGAGCGATTGTTGTTGCTGTAGGTTTAGTGATAGGATCTGTTAAGCTTTGGAAAAAGATATGGGCTTCTGATTCGGGTTCTTTGTTGTTCAGTATTCGAGTAATTTTTGAACAGATACAAAGATTCTGGAAGGGTATATCTGAACTATGGGGGGCCAAGTCAGCCAAGGGTAACGAACGTGTCATCAATATGCTCAAAGAATTTGGACTTTGGGGATTGGTTACTAGGGTACTAGCTATTAAGCGCATTATTGTTTCCATCATCCGTGGTGTTTGGGATGGAATAAAAGATGTTGTAATTCCTATGGGCCAAGTTTTTTATTGGGTTGGAGTTCAGATATCCGGCCTTATAGATTGGTTTAGAAAGTTATTTGAAGAGGTTAAACCATCTCAAGAGATTTGGGGAATCAGCTTTGGATGGATGTATTTTGGAAGGGTTTTAGGATGGGTCGGCGGTGTTGTAATAGGGATCATAGTTGTCAAGGCTTTGATGCTGATGGTTGTACAGTTAAAGAGTGCTGTTGTTTGGATGGCTCGATTGGCGTTCAGAGTTTTTGTGCATCTTGCTTTGATGATTAAGTGGATAGCAGCTAACGCTTTCTTGACGGTTTCTCAACTTGCTTTAGCCGGTTCTGTTTGGGTTCTTTACGCCGCCTACGCCGCGCTTGCCGTTATGATTGCGGTGATTGCCGTTGTCATAGTTGCTTTGTGGATAAAGGTTATAAAGTGGGCGATAAAGGTAGGACCAACTATTCTTAAGCACATAGTTGGTTTTTACAAAGAAATGTGGAACGTATTTAGAGACGCAATTCTTTCTATCGCAAGCTTTGTTTCTGAAATTTATATGAATGTTGTTAACTTCTTTGAAGGCGTCATTGCTGGGATTGCTAATTTCTTGACATCGTTACCATCAAAAGCGGTATCAGCAGCAACCGGTTTTATATCGGCTTTCTTGGGTACTCTTAAGATGGGATGGGATGGAGTTAAAAGTTGGTTCACAGGTGCCATGCAATGGATACGAGACATTCTTCCTGGTTCCGATGCTAAGTTTGGACCGTTGTCCGACTTAACGGCCTCGGGTAGGGGTTTGATGAATGCCTTAGGAACAGGAGTTGAAAGTGGAACTCCCGAACTTAGAACTAAAGTTACTCATGCTGTGACGGGTATGAGTGAATCTGTTCAACGCGGAGGAACGGCAGTAGCTTCCGCGCCGTCCAAAGGGGGGCCAACTTCCATTATTATAGAGAAGATGGAATTTAATGTTGCCGGAGGTTCTCCGGAAGAGTTAGAGAGAATCGCGCGTGAGATAATGGCGCGAATTAGGACTGCTATCGATGATGATCAGGAGGTAGCCTTCGCATGAGTCAGATGACGGGAAGACCCTTAAACAAGGGGTGGTTTGCTAGGATCGAAGGTGGCGAAGTAGTTTCTTATTTTATATTTCAGTTTAATCCTACTGAAACAGAGAGAGAAAGAAATGTAACTTATACTTTCGAATCAGCACCAGGTTCTTCAGCGCCGACTGCTATTTTTCAAAGTATACTAGGGGACAAGATTACGATTGAGCTGTTTTTAGATGCTACGGCTCCTTACTACGAAGAGCAAAAAGGAATTACAGCAGCTTTAGCTGAGTTGGAAAGCTACACTCAGCCGAAAATAGAACTGTTTAGCGCTGACATAGGACAGGTTCCGTCTCCTCCAACAATTCGTTATGGAATGAATGAAGACTATTGGGACGTAGTAGTTCCCAGAATTAGGATCAGAACTTTGAGGTGGAATAGGGATTTGAATCCTACTAGGGCGAGAGTCGAAATTGAAATGCAAGCCGTATTCACTGATATTTCTGCGATTCAATCAAGACTGGATAAGCTTAAACGATATCGTGAGATGATTACCAGGAGCGAGATCTAATGACGATTTTTAGTAACTCAAGATATAGGAACATAGACACCCTTCAGATTGATTTAGTTGGTGGCGATTCGGTTGCTGTTTATGAATTACGACCGACGACAGTTTACCCAGAAGAGGGACTAAGAATTTATACTACGCGTGCTGGGGATACTTTTGAAAAGTTAGCCGATCTCTTATTTGGTGATGGAAACAAATGGTATGTATTAGCTGATTTGAATCCACAAATTTTTTGGCCTCTAGATTTGGTGGCGGGTGTTCAGATAGCGCTACCGACTAAGGTCTTTGCAGCGATGTCATAGGTTGATATATGAGTGCTAGAGAAGCAATTTGTACAATGTGGATTAACGGAAAAGGAGTTTCACCAGAATTAATAAGAAGAATATTGTCTCTTGAAATAACCTTTTCTCAGAAAAAAGCCTCATCAGGAAGTATTGTTTTTCGTGATACTGACTTTAGCATTTTTGATTCAAGGCTTTTCAGGAAGGGACAAGCCCTTCATTTTTTTATGGGCTGGTTAAACGAGGCTCTTCCAGCGGGTCCTTTTGTTGTCAAGTCTTATTCGATATCGGCTCCCTCTAATGGAAACCCTGTGTTGACTGTTAAGTTTCAAGACTTGTCCCACAAGATGAATGAGAAACAGAAACGAAGAAGACACACAGGAAAACCAACTGACATATTGAAAAAGATCGCTAAGGAACACGGGCTTGGTTACACCATTTCATCTGTTGAAGGATTAGAGTTTACGGATGATTTCCCTTTGATTCAAGCGTCGATTTCCGATGCTGCTTTACTACAAAGACTTGCTGATAGGTATGGATATGTTTGGGGAGTTGACGGAGGGAATTTGTATTTTCAACTACCTGCTGAGAAACAAAGCAGAAAAAAATTAAGTCCTCCTGTGTTGTCTTATAGGATCAATGATGCTTCTCTAATGTCGTTTTCTCCTGAAATGAAATATTCGAGTGGAGGAAAACGAAAGGGAGCTGCTCACAAACTGTCAAATATTGATTTTCTAAACGATGGAAAGTTGACTGACGGTCTCGCTAATGCTTTAGGAATAACCGAGGATGAACGAAAAAGATTGTACGATGAAAATCCTCATGATGTAAAAGAAGCCGTATTGATAGAGGAATCTATCGCCAAGGGAATCAAATCCAGTCTTGGTGAAGGAGCTACCTCGTTTTATCATGAGGCAGTTGATTCGGCAGAACGGTTAATAAGTTGGTTAGCAGATACTGGCTATGTGACTAACGCTGAAGCCGCTGCTGCTAATAAAAACGTTAATAGAGGATCCAAGTTAGTTCGACCCATAGACGGAACCACTGAAGTTGAGTACACAGATGATCTTGAAGAATTGGAACAAGGATGCGTTAGTGGAGCTTGTACACCTTTTGACACAGCTGAAGCAGAAAGAAGAACTCTCGGAAATAAATATAGAGCCTCTGAAATAATAACCGGAGAGGCTATACCTTCTATTGGATCTATGTTGTATGCACCTGGTTCAAAGGTAACATTATTAGGACTTGGAGTGTTTTTATCGGGCGAGTATTTGATCAAGGAAGTGCGCCAATCCTTTTCATCACAAGCGGCAACTTTTTCAACCAATTTGATTGTGTATAGGTCCAAGTTTTTACCGGGTTCTAAAGCGAAGTCGTCCGCTTTAGAAGTAGAACAGAAGGTTCAAAACGGACTTATGCCACCGCAACAATACGGAGGTTCTTCTGATTTAAGTGCTCGCGGAGGAGGCGGACCAATTAGAGAAATTGAAAAGGCTATTGATTCTTATCAAGAGGGTGGAAGTTTTTCGTCTAATTTGGTGGATTGGGAAGAAGAGATATGAGCGGCTTTGTAGGAATGGATGAATTCAAGCGAAGGTATTCAGGAAGATATTTCGGAAAATACCGAGCTGTTGTCACTAGTATCTCAGATCCAAGAGAAGCTGGAAGGATTATGTTTAAGGCTCCCGTTGTACTTGGAATAGATGAGGAATTAGGGTGGGCTTTACCTTCTCCTGCTTCTGGTGGAGGTGTTAATAAAGGTGATTTTAACGCTCCCGAAATAAATGATTTTGTGTGGATTGAATTTGAAGAGGGTGACCCAGCACAGCCTATATGGAGCCCTGGACCTTGGGGAATTAGAGATGGCGTCAATATGCTACCGAAGCATTCAAGGGCTGTTGGGGACGATACTGATTACGTATGCAGGGGATTTGGAACAACTCCGCCATCTCAATTCGAGGGTTCTTATGGTAACGTTAGATTTTTGCAAAACAGGGATGGTGGTAGCTTTGTAGAATTTGATGACACACCAGGGTCTGAACGTCTTCAGATGGGCCATCGATCTGGAACTAGGATCGAAATGACGTCTGATGGCGGTCTCCAGGAGGTGGTTATTGCTGGCGCTAGCAAGAGGGTAAACGGAAACAGAACCCTTGAAGTAGCTGGTGATGAGACTAAAATAATTTCTGGCCCAAGTTCTTTTGATGCGCAGAAGGAAAGAACTGAAAATTACGGGGCGGACTTAACACAGACTTTCGGGAATGTATCACAAACAGGTAGTGCTCACACAAGTGTATGGTCTGGAAATGTGGAACAGACCATAGGTGGTCAATGGATAACACAAGCAGCTTCTAATGGGGCTTTGATTTTTGGCGGACAACTTGCTTTTATGGTGCGCCAAAATCTTCAGATGACTGTGCTAGAGAATGCCGAGATATCGGTTTCTAATTCTTTAGGGTTACCAACTGATGATGCTGTCTTGATTCATGGATACAACGGATTAGTTACTCTAAAGGGTACCGACATAACCGGACTAGCGACAGAATCAAGTGTTGTTTTAGACGGAACACCGGGGATTCCATCTGCGGAAATTCAAGCTACTATAGGAGGTCAAGGCCCTGTCATTACTTTGGATGGAACACCAGCTGCTGGTGGTATCACTCTTGAGGCTTTTTCAGGAGCGGGTGCTATTTGGTTAGGACCTTTACCAGGCGTTAGCAATGTGCATCTAGGTGGTAAGGGGGCTACGGAGCCATTTATAAAGGGACTCTTGTGGACTACTTATAACACTTCATTGCTAACCGCATTGGGTGTTCATACTCATCCAACGGCGATGGGACCTAGTGGACCGTCGGTAGATTTTGCGGCTCAAATTGCTGGGTTAACTACACAAGCAACAAACGCTTTATCATTAATGATATTCGGAGTCTGATTTATGTCTATGTCTAAAGCAAAACTAGTGGATGCACTTTCTGACCTCGAACTTTATGGTGATGAATCAGGTGCAATAGCAGGATGGGCTGCTGCTTGGAAATCATTTTTTTCAAATGCTTTTGCAAAGTATACGCAAGATTTTCCGACGTATGTGGTCGATCAAACAACAGCTCTAAAAATCGGAGTCAATTCTATTTTAGGAGTAGTTGCGATTCCTGGATCTTGGATAAAAGTTGAATGCCTTTTGACAAGTGAATTTGAGATCTGTGAATCCAGCTATGACACGCAAAATTATATAGAAACCGTTAGTTTGTTGGGTCAAGTTACTCCAAGCACAACGGTAATCGATTATAGAGTTACTGATGCTGCTATTATGGGAACGGACTTAGATGTTCCTGAGGCCGCTATGGTTAGCGCCATGACTGGATTGTCTGATGAGAATGAAGCAGGAAATAAAATCCAAGCTGGAGTAGTTGCTTGGTGGGATGAACTTGAAAATAATCCAGAGGATTATTTTTTGGGTGCTACTGCCATAGTGGCGCCAGCTGGTCTTTTAGGATTGGCGGCTGCTTTAGATACCAGTTTTGCGGAAAATCTTGCTATTGACCCACCGATTACAAAGGAAGATGCGATTGACAATGTAGCTGATGATTTCATAGCTGCTAACACAGGCGGGACGGTTACTATTGATGCAGTAACGAAGTTGATTGAATAATGAGTGATGAACTAACCATAATAGGAAATCGATTGCTTGAAAGAATAAACACAGCTGAAACTAGAATGGACATACGAGAACGGTTAGCGATTCTTTCTGAAGGATTTTCTTACTTGTCAAAGGTATGTGTGCAAGAAACAGCAATACAAGCAAAGGCGCTTATGGTTATAATGAGAGATAGAGCGGAGAGGAAAAGGCGCAATGGCTGAGTGGCAAGAGTTTGATCCTACTAAAGTTATCCCTGATGACTTGCTTAGTGTAGCTAATGACGCGGCTAGTCTAGCCGGAATACTTGCACCTATTTTAGACGTTGCGGCTAATGTCGTTGACATAGCTTCTTTGTTTGTGAAGGGATATGATGACGCACAGAAATCAATCATAGAAGCTTTTCAGAATCTTCTTTTAAGTACGGTTCAGCAGTTGTTAGAAACAGGCGTTTATGTGCTTCCTTATATTCCCGCGTCTTGGAAATTAAACACTACTCCATCAGCTTGGCTGGGCTCTGTAGCAGGATCCTTGAGTGATACGTATGACTCCAACAGGCCTATTCTAGTCGACCCTTATGCGTATGTCGGGTGTGTAGTTGTGATGACAACCACGGCCAACTACCCAAGTTTATTCAGCAAGCTATTCAATCTTTTTGGAATGTTGATTCCCAGTGCCGATCAAGTAGCGGCTTGGCCTACCAGGGGAAATGTTTTTGAGGTTGTTGAAGGAGTAGGAAGAGACCCTAATTGGGCAAGAAAAAGAATCGCTGACATAGTTCCCGGTGTAGGTCAAATTGTAGATACTCTTTTGAATTTCTCCGGTGCTGTTTCTAGTGCTGCTGGAGCTTCTGATATTTATGGTTTGTTTGCTAATCAGTTAAGAAATAAAGCAACTCTTTTGCAGCAGATCAGTACTTTAATATCTGGTATCGTTTCGTCGATAGAAGATAGCATGGGTTTTTCGGATGCTTATTTATTGCCGATCATGGGGCAAGGGGATAAAGCTTGGTTGCAAAGTGAAATAGTTACTTCTACTGGTGGCCCGCGCAATGTAGCCAGCGCCAACTATTCTGCTGGGGTTACTTTTTTGACTACTGGAGGAACCACGGCACCAGCAGAGTTGCTATTAAGTTTGTTTGGTGCGCTATAGGAGAATGAATGACTGAATATCCAAACGGTATAAGATTCCCTTTTAGATTCTCCGCTGCTGGTGGGGTTGATATGTGTGGCGGAGGCGATAAGGTGATGTCTAATTTAAAGGCATTAGTTTTGAGCCCCGTTAAGGAAAGACTAATTAGAAAAGTCGGAACGATTGGATATCAGCAGGTTTTAAGATCATCGTTAGGCTTGAACTCGGGTGCTATAGAATCTTTAGTTAGAGACGCGATTTTGAGATTTGAGCCAAGGGCCGTTGGTGTTCAAGTGAAATTAAGGAATGAAGATATACAGGGGAATCATCACGCGTTTATAGATGTGTCTTTTATTTTTAAATATACAGGCGATCCTGTAAAAGCAACTATCAGGATTGATTAGGAGGTTATATTGCCTACAGTCACAACATTATCCGGTGGAACAATCACAGTTGATCTTGGTACGAGAGATTTTGAATCCATACGATCCGATATTCTAGATACTGACGGACTAGCAGATCTGTATACTCCTAACTGGACGGATCGTTCTGAGTTAGATTTAGGTGTAGCCCTAGTTGAGGGTATCGCTTTTATGTATGACAACTTGTCATATTATATAGACAGAAATGCTAATGAGGCTTTTCTAAGAACGTGCGTGCAGAGAAGATCAATTATTAATCATGGTCACCTAGTAGGTTATGAACTATCTCCCGCCACAAGCGCGGAGGTGTTGTTAACCTTTGTTGCGTCTGGCGCTGGAACGATACCCGCTAAAGCCAGGATTGAAGTTGACACTTCCGACGGATCTACACCAGCAACTTTTGAGCTTGAATCTGAATTGATTATTCCAGTGGCGGGAACCTATACAGGTAATAACGCTATACAGGGAGTGACTGTTACTGATTCGCCCGTATCAAGTAACGGATCGCCTGGTTTCAATGTTCCGTTAGAGCGTTCTCCTTTGTCTTTGGATTCCGGTGGATCTTTTGGGCTAGAGATTTGGGTTACCGAATCGGGTCCTGCTGTATTGTGGACGAGAGTGGACAATTTTCTAGAATCTGCTTCAACTGATATGCATTACAAATTGACTATTGACGAGGCTGATTTAGCAACGATAACTTTTGGCGATGGAGTAAACGGAAAAATCCCTGCTAGTGGTGTGGATAATATACAGGCGATTTACAGAACCGGCGGAGGTACGGCTGGAAATCAAATAGGTCCTGATAAACTAACCAAGTTGATTGGCTCATATTCATTTATTAGCTCTGTTACAAATCCAGCTGTTCCTGCTGGGGGCGCTGAAAAAGAATCTATCGAACAAGCGAAATTCAATATCCCTGCTAGTCTAGTTGCGATGAATAGAGCAGTTCGGCATGATGACTATAGTTATTTTGCAAGGATTCAACCGGGGGTTTCTAAGGCGTATGCATACAGAGATCCAGATAATCCTTTCAAGGAGCGGATTGTGATTGCTGTGGGCGGTAGCAATCCTATTCCATCTGGAACTTGGGATCCTTATACGGCTACGGGAACCGGCCTAATTGGGGACGTTGGTGCAGCCTTAGAGTTGCTTAAGACAACTCCCACTATTTTGATTGTAGAACCAGCTAGAGTCGTTGATGTTATTTTGGACATGACTGTGTATGCTTTCAACAATATCAGAAGGACCTATGTTGAGAATTCTATAAGGGATAGTTTATTGAGTAGCGCTGATGGATCTGTTCAGGGAATTCTTGATGTTGAGTACATAGGATTTGGTCAGCAAGTTCCGGTTTCTTTAGTTATGAAAACCATTGAGGGTTTGACTGGAGTTGATTATTTGGATGTAACTAGATTCCAGAGAGTTCCTTATGGGAGGAAACTAACAGGGTCATCTTCTGATGTAACCATAGGATCGTTCGTGTATGGAATCGACACTCCTTCTGATACATGGATGATAGAGTTTACAAGCGCAAGTGCCTTTAAGGTATTCGGAGAATCAGCAGGTCAGCAAGTTAATCAAGGTTCTTTGGATGTTCTATATACTATCGATGATGGTAGTTTTTCGTTCACGATAGCTTCTGGTTTTGTTGCTCCTATAGTTAGCGAGAAATGGGAGATTAGAACGGGAGCTTATGTCGGAAATATAGGCCCTGATAGAGCCGAATTGTGCAGGCTTTATAATGACTCCTATAATCTCACCCTTGCGGGCGGACTCGGTTAATGGGAATACTTAATCCATTAACGGTATACCGTGGAGATTATCGTTATCTAAGGTACAAACAGGAAGTTATTTGTGTTGTCTCTGATTTAGTTGGGGATTTCGTTTACATAAGCGGAGAACGGGTTGATGACAAATGGACCGTTACTAAGGCCGATCCAGAAGACGAAACAAAGATGCCAGCTGTAGGTGTTCTTATAGAAAAGAATTCTGATACAGATGGAGTGATTCAACTCATGGGGGTGTGTACGTTGTTTTCTGGATTGGACGTTACAAAAGACATCTATGTTTTAGGGCCGTCCGGAATTCAAGTTGGATTACCTGTAATCGGTTCGAATGATTACGTCATAATTCAACAGGTTGGAATTCCTATTTCAAGCGATAGATTGTATTTACTTGGGAACAGTAGAACAGTAAAGCGATTAGGTGAATTAGGATGACCATTAGACGCCCATTACTTTTGACGGATGAGGGCAAGTTTGAAGAGCTTCACATCGAAGAAACCGTTATGGCGGAATTCATACGAGAAATTATACCTGTATCAATGGTGTTGCATGTTTTAGAAGACTATCAGTATATTGTTTATAACAAGATTACTGTTGACGGATCTATAACCCTAGATGGAAAGTTGGTGATTCTCTAATGGGCGAAATGAATGTAAAAACTGTTACTTCGGTAGATACGCCATCGGTTGGGTATGTTAAAATTTTTCCTAAAGCAGATGGGTTTTGGTACTCAAAGGATTCCGCTGGCGCAGAAACTAAACTGGGAAAGACTCCTCATGCCTCGGATCATACAGATGGAACCGATCAAATAGCAGACGCGACACTAACAGATTCCGGTTTGATGTCCGCCGCTGATAAGCTTCTATTGGGTTCCGTATCTTTGGGGAATGTCCTAACGCGCGTGAGAAATGAAAGCGGGGGCCCTTTATCTAAACATAAGTTGATTTGTGTGGTTGGATACAGTGTTGCTGAAGATAGGCCCCTGGTTAACTATGCCGATAAAGATAACGCTACCTTGTGCCTAGCCATAGCGATTCTTTTAGAGGATGTTTCCGATGGAGCCAATTCGGATGCATTGGTAACAGGAACTTTAAAAGGAATTGATACGTCTGTCTGGTTAGTAAACGATCAACTCGTATTAGGTAATACGGGAGAC